AAAGCAAGCATTGGCTGAGGCTGTTGCACAAGAGCCATCAGTTGTTATCGGACCAATCACCGATAAGTTGATGCGTTTCCGTCCAATCGGATGGTACGGTGTTATCGGATGGTCACGCTACCGCGAGGCTGCTCTATACCGCATCGAATCAGGTTCATCAATCGCTGCTCTCTAAGCAGTAGTTGTCGGGGGGTGGGGCGAAAGCCCCATCCTCTGCAACAGAATAGGACAATATGACTCAGTACATTTTTACTACACCCATCGTTGAAGAAACTCCAATGTCTGATGGTCCTTTGTTCTCGCGCTATAAAATCAATAAAGGAGTTTCTGTCTTAAGAGTTAACGGTATCTATTCCTCATATCGTTACCCAGCACAGGTTGATGTTGATGTTGCTACTGAGTTTTACTTGGGTGGTACTAAGACTTTAATCACGCAAGAGACAGCAGATGCCTTGACTGCTCAAGGCTACGGGGAGTACATAACACCAGCATGAGTTTACACAGACGAACTACACATCCTGAGTATGTTGAAGGATGCTTTGGCTGCAAGGTTTCTACACTTGAGATGGGTGTAGGAGATGCCAATTCTAAAGTAAGTATGTCAACTACAAAGTGGGATGCAGAACTCAAGGCATACAAAGATGCCCGCGCTCAAGGTATTCAGCCAGCAGGTACAAGCATGCAGGCAGTCCAGAAGGCAGTAGATATTTCAAACAAGACAGGAAAAGCATACGGCGCTTAAGGGGCAAACATGACAGCCATCGTTGGTATCCAGTTAAAGAACGCAGCAGTTATCGCTGGTGATTCCAGGATTACCTACAACGATAAGCCCTATGCAGCAAAAGGTATTGAGAAGGTTATCACCAAGGACGAGTATGTAATCGCCTTTGCTGGAGATGACCAAGCAGCAAACATTGCACAATACCTATGGCAGCCACCCAAAGTATCCAGGGTTATGGATTCAGATAAGTTTATGATGAGCAAAGTATTGCCATCACTTCGCAAGGCAATGATTGACAATGGGTACAACCCAGACCCTGCTGATAGAGATGCAGGCTTTGATGCACTTGTTGCCTTTGACGGAATCATTTATGAGATTAGCCATTACTACTCCTTCTCCCGCGATGATGGCGGGTTCTATGCAATCGGTGGTGGTGGCAACTTAGCACTTGGCGCAGTAGCAATGGTTGGTCCTAAAACAATCAAAGATGCCGAAGAAGTTGCTATAAAAGCAATACAGATTTCTGCTAACTACAACACAACTGTTGGCGGAGAAACACAAGTTACAGTCCAAAGGAGTAGAAATGTGCATTAAGTGCGGATGTTATGGAACAGTGAGTCCATATGGTGTTGGTGGGAGAAAAGTTAACTCTGCTCCGACTGCAGCAAATGTTGCTCAGTACAACAAGCCTATTCAGCGTATTGGCGAAGTGCCAACAGGCAAGCGCCTTGAGATGGAAGATGACGAGGACTAAACCATGAAGAAAAAAGCAGCAATGAAAAAGGTTGAAAAAGTAATGGGCGAGTACAAGCGTGGAACCCTGAACTCAGGTAAAGGTGGACCCGTTGTTAAGTCTAAGAAGCAGGCAGTTGCTATCGCCTTGAGCGCAGCAAAGATGGCTAAGAAGAAGAAGTAATGCCAGCCAAGAAGGACCCACGCCTAGCCCGTGCTGGTGTGTCAGGCTTTAACAAGCCTAAGCGCACACCAAGTCATCCAACAAAGTCTCATGTTGTTGTGGCTAAGTCAGGTTCAGAAGTAAAGACAATTCGTTTTGGGCAACAGGGAGTCTCAGGAGACAGACAACCTTCCGCCCGTCAAGCATCGTTCAAAGCACGCCATGCAAAGAATATTGCCAAAGGCAAGATGAGTGCAGCGTATTGGGCAGACAAGGTGAAGTGGTGAAGAAGAAAGCATTTTGGGATACAAAGAATCCAAAGAAGAAATCAACACCACTAACACCAGCACAAAAAGCAAAGGCTAAGGCTGCTGCTAAGAAGGCTGGTCGCCCTTACCCAAACCTCGTGGATAACGCAGCAGCAAAGAGAAAGGCTAAGTAATGGCAACAGGAACAGCAGGAAGTTCACTAGCAGACGAACTCAATCGTTTAGCCAATGGTGGTACCTATCCAGTAATGACAGCATATGAATCTGAACAAGGTGCTGCCAATGCATGGGCTGGTACCAATGGCTTGGGTCTTATTGCTGCCCTGAATTACAAGGCAAGTTCATCTCGCCAGCCTACTAACTATAAAGACTTTAATGCTATCTGCAATGAGTTAGCAGGAACCACTGGATTATCAGGAGTCGTAGCATTGAGGAGCATTAACCTATGAGTTCATATTTAGATTTAATTGAGCGTGTTGATTCAGTTCTTCATGGATACACAGACAATGTTGAGCCAACCAGTTGGTTAACATCACCTGCATCATCAACTACAACTACTCTATCTATTGCTGATGCAACAGGTATGGGTCGTGGCTTTGTGCAGATTGATGATGAGATTGTCTTTGTTAATAGCACAGACAATGTAGCCAACACATTGACACTTACCCCATGGGGTCGTGGACAGCGTGGCACTAGCCCTGCAGCACACGAAGAAAATGCAAAGGTAATCGCAAGCCCAATCTTTCCACGAGCAGAAATTAAGAAGGCAATCAATAACACTATTGATGCTATGTACCCAATGGTATTTGCCTCTGGTACAACTGACTTTCCCTTCATTGCAGCACGCACTACATACCAGTTGCCAGCAGACTTCCAGGCAATCCTTGGTGTGACATACTCAACAGTAGGACCATCTCGTGAATGGTTCCCTGTTCGTGGCTACACACTAGACCACACAGCAGACATTGATGCTTTTGCATCTACTCGCAGTATCAGTATCTACTCAGGTATTACTCCTGGACAGACAGTACATGTGGCATACAAGAAGCGCCCTACATTGTTAGTAGATGAAGATGATGATTACGCAACAACTACAGGTTTACCATCATACTCAGAAGATGTTGTCATCTATGGCGCAGCCTTCCGAATGGTTTCATTCTTAGACCCATCACGCCTTGGTCCACAATCTGCAGCAGCAGATATTTTTGATGGCGTAACACCAGTAGGTTCTGGACAGAACGCTTCCAGATTCCTATACAACATTTACCAACAGCGTTTAAATGAAGTAGCGGACAACCAGCGCCGTCAACATCCACTTCGTTCCCACTACCAGAGATAAGGCAGACAAATGGCAGCAGGCGACCCAGGCTCCCCAGCGCGGTACTACTCCTCAACAGCAGTTGAAACCGCACTCGGTTCATCAATTCCCGCACAATCACAGGGACAAGCAAACACTTCGTTTATCGTTGGCTCCATCTCTGGTTTCCCAACTAATTACCCATACACTCTTATTGTTGACCCAGATACATCTAAGGAAGAAGTAATCACCGTTTACGCTGGCTCAGGCACAACCCTTAGCGTATATCGTGGTGAAGATAACACTCAGGCTGTAGCCCACTCTGCTGGTGCTGTCGTAAGACATGGTGTTTCAGGTCGCGACTTCCGTGAATCAGAAAATCACATTGCTGCTCGTGGTTATGACATTGACCAGACAATTCTTATTGCTGCTAATCAGACACATGTTCACGGTATTCAAACTGGCGATGGTGTTGTGGTTGGTACTCTTAAAGAGCAGACATTAACACGCAAGACTCTTACTACACCAATCATTGCTGGCGCCACTATCAGTGGAGCAGTAACTTCAACTGCCACTATTACTGGTGGAACAGTTACCTCTGCAACTATAACAAGTTCTACTATCTCAACTAGCACATTAACTGGTTCATTCACAGCATCTGCTGCAACTTTTGTAAGCCCTACTATCTCAGGCAGCCCAGTCATTACTGGTCTATCCAGCGCTGGCATGGTTGACTCATCTGCTACACCTAAGATTTATGTAGATGCAATTCTTGGCTCAGCAACAGCCGCTGCTACCAGTGCAGCATCTGCTGCAGCCAGTGCTACAAGTGCTGCAACATCAGCCACAAGCGCTGCTGCAAGTGCTTCTGCCGCTGCTTCATCAGCATCTGCTTCTGCAACTAGCGCAAGCGCTGCTGCTACAAGTGCTGCTTCCGCAGCAACTTCTGCAACTGCAGCGGCTACAAGTGCTACAAGTGCAGCGGCTTCTGCTACGGCTGCAGCCACCAGCGCAACAAGCGCTGCTGCATCTGCAACAACTGCTGCTGCTTCTGTGGCTGCTATTGCAGGATACGCTGCTGCTGCTGCAACAAGCGAGGCTAATGCATTAACAAGCGCAAACTCGGCTGCTACCTCTGCTGCTAGCGCGGCAACATCTGCAAGCACAATGGATGCAAGCGTAACTGCTGCTGCAACAAGTGCAGCATCTGCTCTTGCATCTGCTACAGCAGCAGCCACAAGTGCTGCATCAGCATTGACTTCACAAACCGCTGCTGCAACATCAGCAACAAGTGCTGCTGCTAGTGCAACCGCTGCTGCTACTTCTGCTACATCTGCCAGCGATTCTGCTACTGCTGCTAGTAGTTCTGCTACAGCAGCAGCAACATCTGCTGCATCTGCAGCAACGAGCGCATCATCTGCTGCAACTACATACGATGAGTTTGATGACCGTTACCTTGGTAGCAAGTCATCTCCTCCATCAGTAGATAACGATGGCAATACACTTCTTGTTGGTGCTATTTATTGGAACAATGTTCTTAACAATATGTATGTATGGTCAGGTAGCGCCTGGGTTCAGATTGCTACAACATCTGTTTATACGGCACCTACCCTTGGTTCAACTACCATTGCCTCAGGTACAACTTATAGCACAATAACTGGTCTTACTCTTAGTGGTGGTTTGGCTGATGCTGACCCAACTACAAACCTTGGTCTTGCTACTAAGCAGTATGTAGATACTATTGCTACTGGAATTAACTTCCACGCACCAGTTGTTGCTGCTTCTACAACTAACCTTGGTGTTACATATAGCAATGGTTCATCTGGAGTGGGGGCTACTCTTACTGCTGATAGCAACCGTGCATTTAACACACTTGACGGTGCTGCTGTATCTGTTGGTAATCGCGTTCTTATTAAGAACCAGATTACTCAGTTACAAAATGGTGTTTATACATTAACTGATAACGGTAGTGTTTCTTCTCCTTGGGTACTTACTCGTTCTACAGACATGGATACTGCTGGTGAATTGGCTAATGGAGATATTGTTGATGTACTAAATGGAGTGGTTAACCACGGAACTGCTTTTGTTAACTCAACTTCTGGAACAATTACCATTGGTACAACAGCCATTACTTGGGCTCCGTACTACACAGGTTTGCCAGCACAAACTGGAAACTCAGGAAAGTATTTAACGACAGATGGAACAACTCCATCTTGGGCAGTAGTTGACACACAATCCGTTGAGGTTATGACCTTAATGGGTGCATACATCTAAAGAAAGGTACAGCAAATAATGACTGTAACATCCAAATCGCTGTCTCGTACAGCGGCAGCAACATCAAGCACAACACTATACACAGTGCCAACCACAACAACAGTAACAGTTGTGACTAACATTGTGTTGGCTAACGCAGCAACATCGGCATCAACATCAAC